TGCCCGGCTGGCATTCCGACAATATCAATCGGATGTACTTATTATCCGGATGGCACAAAGGTTAAAATGACTGATCCGCCAATTAGTGAAGCCAGGGCAACTGAAATATTTTTAAATGTAATTAAACATTATGAGCATAGTGTGGATTCGTTTTGCCGTGATGACATTAATCAAAATCAGTTTGATGCCTTGGTTTCGTTTTGTTACAACTTGGGTGCTGGCTCTTTAAAGTCAAGCACATTGCTTAAAAAAGTAAACGCAGATCCAAATGATCCATTAATTAAGGACGAGTTCTTAAAATGGAATAAATGCGGAGGCAAAGTTTTAAAAGGATTAACTGAACGAAGAAAGGTGGAAGCCGGTCATTATTTTGGAGGAGTACATTAATTTTATAAAGGCGGTAACGATGTTACTGCTTTTGTTTTTTATGGCTTGGTTTTATAAAAATTGGACTAAAAAAGACCAGGTTAATCATTCTTTAATAATTAATCAAAATGATCGCAAAATACTTCAAATCGATTCTGCTATTGGTCGCATTCCTTACGCCTACGATGATAGTACAAGGGCAGAATTTCTTAAAAACTATTCCAAATTCCGGTAAACAAATTTGTTTATCTTCTGATTTAGTTGATGTAATCATTCACGACTTAAAAGAACGTAAGTATTTAATCGCAAAAGATTCAATTTATAGGGGTCAAATATCGATTCTAAAGGATTCTTTATATATAAGTAATAACAATACCTTAGCAGTTCAAAAATCATTCATTAGAAGCGAAGAAAAAAGGAAGCGTAATGGTTGGCAACGCAATAGTTTATTATTTATGATTTTGATTTTTGGAGCATTATGTACGAAATAAAAGTAGAACCGGTGGAAAAACCAATCACTAAATCCGAAAAAACAACCGAATTGCTAAATACTATGATGGATGTAATGACAAATATCGAATATGTGGATGATGCCGGTTTCGTGCTTCGTATGAAAGTGATGAATAACATCGAATTTTTAGTGGATGAATTAATGTTTGATTACGAAAATAATAAACTATGAGGCCACGTTTTAAACAAATGGTAATCGAAGCCATTGAGTTAATGAATGATGGCAAAGCCAAATCAAAAGGCGAAGCGACAAGAATAATCGGCAAGAAATACGATTACAATTCTGAAAATCTACGAAAGGCCTGGAACAATTACGTTGACCTTGCTAAAATTAAAGAAGATCATCAGGGCCTTGCGAATCATTGCGAGGAAAGGGGAATAAATGTTAGTGATGTTTCTTTGTACTGGGATAAGACAAAAGAATATTCGGTAGCGGTTAAATTGGATAAAGTCCAAAAGACTTATGAAAATTTAAGGGATGCCATTGTCGAATCGATGAATGAGCACTCTATTAATTATGAGCCGATTGTATATAAAGATTGTAATGATGGCCATTTGTTGGTTGTTGATCCGGCAGATATTCACATTGGTAAATTAGCCACGGCATTCGAAACGGGCGAGGATTACAATAGTAACATAGCAGTCAAAAGAGTACACGAAGGAGTTGAAGGAATTTTAAATAAGGTCAAAGGTTTTGAAATAGATCAAATCCTTTTGATTATTGGTAATGATATTCTGCACATTGACACACCAAAGCGGACCACAACAAGCGGAACGTTCCAGGACACTGACGGAATGTGGTACACAAATTTTTTAATGGCGAAGCAGTTATATGTTGATGTGATTGAGAAGCTGAGATTGATTGCAAAGGTTCACATAACTTATAATCCATCAAATCACGATTATACTAATGGATTCTTTTTGGCCGACGCTATCCAATCTTGGTTTCGGTTAGATGAATCAATTACATTTGATTGCTCTATTAATCATCGCAAGTATTACCGGTATTATAACAATTTGATTGGAACCACGCACGGCGATGGGGCCAAGATTACAGACCTTGGATTATTAATGGCAGAGGAGGCAAAACAAAATTGGGCCGATACAAAGCACCGGTATGTTTACACCCATCACGTTCATCATAAGACAAGCAAAGATTTTATCGGGGTAACGGTTGAAAGTCTTCGAAGTCCATCGGGTGCAGACTCCTGGCATCATCGTAATGGCTATGTTCACGCACCAAGAGCCATTGAAGGATTTTTACATTCAAAGATACACGGACAAATTGCACGAATATCTCATTTATTTTAATTACATTTGATTTTCATAGTTTGTTTAGGTTTAAGAGTGAATACATTTGAATCCCTGCTGATTTTATCGGTGGGGATTTTTGTTTTGCTTGAAAAAAAAAGATAGAAAAGTTTTTTTATTCAAAAAGTTTTTGTACTTTTATATCACGATAGCAACGAAGCTATTTTAAACCAATCAAACAATGAAAAAAATTACCTTATCCACCGTTAAAAGTTTTGTTAACAAGAATCGTCAAAACTTATTAATTTCTGTTGAAAGTCGTTTTGATGGAATGACTGATTGCGTACAAAGTTGCAAATCAAGTTTTGATTTTGCAAAAGAACAACCAAAAGAATGGTTGAAAAAAGACACTTTAAATATTGATGGTGCTTGGTTTGTAGGAAATTCAAGAGATTATTTTTATGCTTATGAAAATGATAATTTTCAAGGTATTGAGGTCTCAAATTCTTGCGGATCATTTATTTTAGCAATTGCTAAATAATTTTAACCCGAGCCAAAGCGGATTCTTTGGCAACTTTTAAACAAACAAAAAATGAAAAAATTAATCACTTACATTATCGAACGGCACCAGGAAGATCCGGAATGCTTGTTTATGGCCCTTGGCTTCATTATTTTCTGCACGGTGGCCTTTTTCCTTCTTCCATATTTTATCGTTTATTTAGGATGATCTGGAGGATGAAATTTAGGTATCACGGATTAGGGAGTTATTTCGTGACAATGACATTTGCAGACATTCGAGAAGCAAATCGCTATATTAAGCAAGAGGAAGCAAGACAGCAATCGGAATTTTTAGACTATAAAGTTTTAACTCATTATGGTAGCAACTAAAGATAAATATCCGTGTGTGCTTCTAATGAAGCTGCACGATGGCCGTGGCTCTTGGTGGTATGAAATCCGCAAATTTAACACCGAAGAAGATCACGATAAGTTCATTATGAACGGAATGCGTGATGGATACGATGTCGATGACTGGGAAGATTACTTTGAATATTTAAACAACGAAAACAAACACAAATGAAAAACCTAATTAAAAGTTTATCCGCATTTCAGAACGAATGCCCGATTATCCACAAAGACACGAAGGGGCATAATTATACCTATGCTGACCTTCCTCAGATTTTTAATACGATTAATCCACTAATGAAGAAGCACGGATTATGTTTCAGTCAATTGCTGGAGAACGATGGTATTCGCACGATTCTATTTCACGTTGAAAGTGGCGAATCATTAGAAACGTTTACTCAAATTCCTAAAGTAAAACTTGGTTCAATGAATGATTACCAGGCTTATGGTTCGGGTGTTTCTTATTTTCGGAGATATTGCATTAGTTCGATTTTGGGGTTAGTGACCGATAAGGATACGGATGCAGCAGGCACCCAGGTGGCAAGCCCGAATAATTCAAGTCTAACAACAAAAGACTTGAAAGAATTAGAATCAGTTTTGAATGATTGTCAATCAGTGGAGGCAGTAAAAGAGATTTGGGATACTATCGAAGATGTTTTTAAAGCTGATAAAAGAGTAATAAAATTAGTTACGGATCGTAAAAATCAATTAAATAAATAATTATGAGCAAACAAGAAAAAGTATTCGCAAATGGTTTCATTTTCAAGAAAAATGACAATGCACCGGAATGGGTAGTCGGTCGGCTATCCCTAAAGAAAGATGAGGCGATTGCCTTCATCCAAAGCCAAGGCAATGAATGGATAAACCTAAACATTGCACGAGGCCAACAAGGTAATTTCTATGTCGAACTCGATACCTGGAAGCCTACCAATCAATCAAATCCAAGTTCTAATCAATCCAGTAATATTCCACAATTTAAACCTCAACCAAATGCAAGCGATGATCTCCCCTTCTAAAGTAATTTTAACTCAAAAGCAGAACGAAGAGTGTTTTGCGTTCAGTTGCTTTCAGCACATTATGAAGTCTAATATGGCTTTGAATAATGACACCCGGCGGATCATAATGGATATGGCTGCGACCGAAGTGATCAAAGGCAAGATGAGTGAAGAATTTTTTAACTCTTTATTTCCAAACGATGCTAATTAAGGAAGTTGATAAATATCAAATGACTGCGGACATACTAAACGAGAGGGGCATAAAACCCTTCTCGGCCCGCATCTGGTATTGGGAGAATGTACGTTCAATTGCGTATTACAATCGTAAAAACGCAAAAGCCGGATTTATAAAAAGGCCCGATGTAATGGCAGTAATTAGAGAAGTAACCATAAAAATGCTCGAAGATGCAAGGGAAAAAGAAGTCCTTAATTGAAAAAGCCGAATTTCTTACAATGGTCGGCCTAATTGGATTAATTGCTTGCTGGGTGTGGTTCTTAATTTTTTTAAATTTTTAAACTAAACAAAATGAAAAAATCAATAATCTTAATGATGATACTATTATCATCTTGCGTTCGGTTTCCAAATGGTACCGACAAAATTAAGGGCCGGGTAAAGCACACTAAAAGTTTGCGAGAAACCAGGCGAAACCTTCGAATAAATTATCATTACCATCAAACAAAACTGGGTAGATTTTTTAATTTTGAAGTATGAAAGAACTAACCTTCAACGAGTGGCAAGACCACATCGCACGGCAATTAGAAGCCGATCAAAATAAAATTAATAACGAACCTAAATTACAACTAAATGCAAAAGTCATTCAAAAGTTATCACGAATCAAATCCGAAAATATACGATCAGTTCAAGGAAATCGCTAACCTTTATATTAGCAAAGGCGAAAGGCGAATCAAGGCCGAAACCATCTGCGAGATCATTCGATTTCAGTTGATGAAGGAATTTAACGATGGGCATAAATTCATTAGGTTTTTTGCCCAGGATTATGCAAAGAAGTTCGAAAATGATTTCCCGAATCACGCTGGAGTTTTTACAAAACGCTTGGTAAATTTTGAACTTGAAGATTAATTTTTGTATATTTGTAACACAATAAGTCAAGGCGGTGAGAGGTCTTGATTTGTTCTAAAGGTTTATCATACCTAACTAAGCCAGTCTACTCTCTCACGTAGCTGGCTTTTTTATTTTTAATTTATGGCAGCATTTCGCAAAATTTCCGTTTCCTTTTGGTCGGATTCGTTTGTGGGGGATTTGACACCAGAACAAAAATATTTCTATTTGTATCTGATGACTAATGACAAGACAACCCAATGTGGCATTTACGAAACTTCGATTCGGAAAATGTCTTTTGATACTGGTTACAATCAAGAAACGGTATTAAAATTAATTTCATTCTTTGAGGAACAAAACAAAATCAGGTTTTCAAAAGAAACCAATGAAATTGCTTTATTAAACTGGGTCAAGTACAATGATTCAACATCGCCAAAAGTTATGGCTTGCGTTGATAAAGAACTTTTAAAGGTAAAAAATAGAGTATTGATACAGTATCTATACAGTATGAATACACATCCACAAGAAGAAGAAGAAAAAGAAGAAGAAGAAGAAAAAGAATACCAAGAAGAAAAAGAAGAAGAAAAAGATGCTTTTTACATTCCTACGGAACGTGACCTTCTTTTTAATAAGTGGTTTGATTATAAAAAACAAAAACGATCTAAGTACACAAAAATTGGTATGGATCAATTGTTTAAAGAATGGGAATTAGTTGGTAATTTTGAATTAGAAAAAGCGATTAATCATTCGATAGCTAATAATTATCAAGGGTTATTTGCACCTAAAGAAAGTAAACCTTTAACCAATTCAGAACCGGCACCTGGTAAGATGACCAAGAATCTTAATCAGATGCAAGAAATTTACGAAGAAACTTTAGAACAAATAGCAAATGGAACTTATCACAATCCCTTCATCCGAAAGTAGTATTGACAAATACTCACAACCGATTCTTGCAGATAGCAAGATGACAAAAAGCGAAACCATTATTTACGATGCTTCGCTAAAACAAAAAATAATGTACTTGTCTGAGGCAGAAAAAGCACGGATATCCAATACAATCATTTCGATGGCTAAAGTTCGGCTAAGCCTAAAGGATAGAGCCAAACACGAAGATGCGATCGAAAGTCAAATGATTTTTAGCGATCTAAACAAGTTTGATTATTTAACGGAAACTGAAGTATTGCTTGCCTTACAAAATGGACTTGATGGAAACTATCTAAAAGAACACGAATCGAATGTGTTTTGGAATCCTTCTAATTTTGTCCTTTGGATTAAGAGGTATTTGCTCGAGAAGAACGATGTGATGAGGAAGGTAACAAATGCCAAGCCAGCAGATCACATTCGGTACACTCCAAAGGATGAAGAAATTAAGCAACAAGGAATTTTATGTGCCAATGATTATGCTGATCTTTATGCAAGGACTAAAGATGCAGATCGAACATTTAAATATCCAGCAGGTTTAAATTTTCTTTATGATCTTGGTGTTCAATACGGATGGCTTCATTTAGATGAGGAAATAGTGGATCAAATCAAGATGGCTGTGGCACCAAAGTTTTTACATTTGGTTAAGAATCCGGCTGATGTTTTTGAGCATACGGAATTTATTTGGGCATATAAAGCTGAATGTTACAAAAGGTTTATAAAAGACCTGGTAACGTTTGAAGTTAGAATTGATCAATACGGAAAAATTAAACCCATAGCATAATGAGACCTAAAGAAAAAGCCCAACAATTATTCGATAAATTTTATTTTGAGACAACCATTACCGAATTAGAGGAAGCCAAGGATTGTGCTTTGATTTTGGTGGATGAGATGTTAAATAATGATTCAATTAAATTCGATCAAGATTTTAAAGAATATTGGGAAAAAGTAAAAAAAGAACTTATTGAATTGTAAGATTAAAACCTAAATTATCATACACTAAAAAATTATAAATGAAAAAAATCATAATCATAACGATCTGCTTTGCATTGCTCACGCAGATCACTCACGCATCTGATGTTTTCTTTAACATTTCCAGGCAGAAAACACTCGACTATTTTATTAGTTGGGTGTTTGCGTTTTCTTTGGAATCATCTATCTTGATTTTTACATTGCTTGGAAAACGAAACACGGCTATCTTTTTTGGGGTTATTTCGTGGCTGATAAATTTACTTTATTACTGGGTAGAAATCGGAATGACTCAGAAGTTTGTTGCGATGAATATCATATCTTTGATTATACCGGTAACCATCTTTTTTTATTCGGAATTGATTAAAACGGATAAACGTAAAAACTTATTAAAATAATGAAAAAAATTAAGATTGGTAATTACTGGATTCTTGGTAAGGAAACCAATGGTATCACTTTATTTCCTTTTGTATTCCTTCGTAAATCGTATGTCGATACTTTGGCTGATTGGAATCGTAAAAGTTTAATCAATCACGAATCAATCCACTTAAAGCAACAAGCGGAAATGGGTGTAGTATTCTTTTATGTGTGGTATTTTTTAGAGTTCTGCATTAGAACTTTATTGATAGGCAATACCGATGCAGCTTATAGAAAGATTTGTTTTGAAAGGGAAGCATATGAGAATGAAGGCAATGTTGATTATATCAAAACAAGAAAATTTTGGGCATTCCTTAAATATTTATGAAACAAGAAGAACATCTTCTCCAGGTAGCAATTTGTAAATGGTTAAATCTAACCCAAGACTTTCCATATTTTGC